CTAGACTAAGAAGTTTGGTAGAAGAGACAGGTGCAGGAATCATTTTGGTTTCACACTTACGTAGAGTTGATGGTAACAAAGGACATGAGAATGGTATAGAGGTTTCTCTATCTCATCTTAGAGGTTCTAATAGTATTGGACAACTTAGTGATTGTGTAATAGCACTAGAAAGAAATCAACAATCAGATGACCCAGAGGAAGCAAGAACAACTAGGCTTCGCATATTAAAATCTAGGTATACTGGAGATGTTGGTATGGCTTGTAGAGTTGTATATGATTCAGAGACAGGCAGATTATCAGAAGTAACTGATGATGATATAGAGTTTGACGACTCAACAGGAGAAGCATTTTAATGGAATTAGTATTTGATATAGAAACAGATGACCTTAACGCAACTAAGATACATTGTATTGTTGCACAAGATGTAGATACAGAAACTATCTATACCTTTCCACCTGATATGATACAGACTGGTTGTAGGTTTTTAGCTAGAGCAGATACTTTAATAGGTCATAACATTATTGGATTTGATATACCTATGGTACATAAGTTTAGTGATGTAGACCTATCTAATATTCCAGTAATAGATACTCTTGTATTGTCTAGACTATTCAATCCTAACAGAGAGGGTGGTCACAGTCTTGAGAAGTGGGGGTACAAATTAGGATATCATAAAATAGATTTCAGTGATTATCTAAACTATTCTGAAGACATGTTAAACTATTGTATACGAGATGTCAATCTTAATTTGGCTGTACTAAAAGAACTTAGAAAAGAAAGTAAAGGTTTTGGTAAAGAGTCTATTGAGATGGAACAAAGTATAGCAGGTATTATTAAACAACAAGAAGTCAACGGCTTTAAGTTTGATACAGCACATGCTTTAGTTTTACTTGCTGAACTAAGAGAAAAGAAACAAGCAATAGAAGATGAAGTACACAGCACGTTTAAACCTAAGTGGGTGGATGATAAGCTAGTCACTCCTTATATTAAAAAAGATGGAGAGCTTTCTAAACGAGGTCTTACTGATGATGAATATGCAAGGTGTTTAAACACTCTGGACTACAATCCTTTTATGAGACAAACATTACAAGAGTTTAATCTTGGTAGTCGTAAACAGATTGGTGAATACCTTATGGATTTTGGTTGGAAGCCAGACAGATTTACACCTACTGGTCAACCTATCGTAGACGAGAAAACTTTATCAGCTATTACACACATACACGAAGCTAATCTAATAGCACAGTTCCTTTTACTTCAAAAGCGTATAGCCCAAATTGATTCTTGGATTGATGCTACTGAAGATGATGGAAGGGTGCATGGCTTTGTAATACCTAACGGTGCTATCACAGGCAGAATGACACATAGAAGTCCTAACATGGCACAAGTTCCTAGCTCTCATAGTCCTTATGGGAAAGAGTGCAGAGCTTGTTGGATTGTTGACAAAGGAAATGTTTTACTAGGTGTTGATGCTTCTGGTCTTGAGATTAGAATGTTAGCACATTATATGAATGACGAGGAATACACAAATGAAATACTCAACGGAGATATACACACCGCTAATCAACAACTTGCACAACTTGAATCTAGAGATAAGGCGAAGACATTCATCTATGCACTCATGTACGGAGCAGGAGATGAGAAACTTGGAAAAGTGGTTGGAGGAAATACAGCAGATGGCAAAAGAGCTAGACAATATTTCTTTGATAATAAGCCATCATTTAAATCTCTTAGAGACAGGGTGCAAAGAGCATCGGCTAAAAAATTTCTCAAAGGATTAGATGGTAGAAAGCTTTATGTTCGTAACCAACATTCAGCTTTGAATACTTTACTACAAGGAGCAGGTGCTATCGTTATGAAGAAAGCACTTGTTATCCTTGATAGTTTATTAAAATTAAATACTATTCAATACAAGTTTGTAGCTAACATTCATGATGAATGGCAGATAGAAGTAGATGAAAGCCAAGCTGATTTTGTAGGTGGTTTAGCTGTCGAGAGTATAGCGAAGGCAGGAGAATATTTTAATCTTCGTTGTCCTTTAGATGGCGAATATAAAGTCGGAGGAAATTGGAGTGAAACTCACTAAGCAACAAAGTTTATTTCCAGACGACCACGATGAATTAACTTTTGAAGATGGTAAACTGTGTATAAAGTGTGACAAAAAACTACCTTTATCACATTTTAGTCCAGCTTCAGGAGGTAATTTTCTAAGACCTGAATGTAAGAAATGCAATAATCATTTAAGCAAGGCTAGAAAGTTGTTGAAAGAAAAACACGGAATGCCACAAGATGAAAATTATAAGTGTCCTATTTGTTTAGGGACAGCAGATAAAGTAAATGGACTAGGAGGAAAAAAATTAGGAGCTTGGGTAATAGACCATTGTCATGAAACAGAATCTTTTAGAGGTTGGTTATGTCATACTTGTAACCGATGTCTTGGAGGATTCAAAGATGATACTGATATATTACAAAGAGCTATTAATTATTTAAAAAAAAATGAAAAATAAAACAAAAACACTTGACACTTCTAATCAAGAAGTATATAATAAATTATCCGCCAAGAAAAGTAAGGCTGAATCTGGTCATTGGTATACCCAAGAAGGCGACCCAATGTACACAGTCATAGGTGCTAATGGTAAGGAAAGAAACACTACCCTTAGAGATGCTAAGAAAGAGAATCTAGTACCTTCTGTCACGACCATTCTAGGTATGATAGCCAAGCCTTCTTTAGAAAACTGGAAAATAAATCAAGCACTTAACTCTGCTTTAACTTTAGAGAAAGACCCGCTAGAATCTATTGAAGAGTTTGCTTACAGATGTAAGAAAGACTCTAAAAGAATAGGACAAGAAGCCGCTAAACGTGGTACAGAAATCCACGCTATGATTGAACAAGGTTTCTTAGGTGAAGGCTCAAGTAAAACATATGAGATTATTTTAGATTGGTTAAATGAAAACTTTCCTGATGAAGAATGGATTGCAGAAGATTCCTTCTGTGCTGATTCAGGATATGGTGGTAAGATAGATTTATATTCTAAGTCTGGAATCTTTGTTGACTTTAAAACTAAAGATAACTTAGAAGGTAAAGACCCTGCTAAATTAGTATATGATGAACACGGTATGCAGTTGTCTGCTTATGCACAAGGCTGTGGCTTTGATAATGTAGACAGAGTATCTATCTTTGTAGATAGAGCAGACCCAGAGCTTATTGCTTGTCACATATGGGATAGAGATACCCAACAAAAACATACAGAAATGTTTAATAGTATTTTAAATTATTGGAAACTGGTAAAAAATTATGAATCAAAAAAAGTCTAAGCTTCTAAGAAGAAAAGGAGAAAGCCTATTAATAGAATGGATACGGACGTTAGTTCCAGAAGGAGAAGATGAAACTAAAATAACTAAGAATAACTTAAGTGAATTTCTACCACAACAAACTCATGTGTTTGCTAACGGTAAATTTATATTGAGTGCATATAGTCTTAGATGGTTTTACAAACAAGTTAAGAGAAATCCTAACATAACTCTGGAAGAACTTAATGCCTAGAAGAGTACCAAGAAAGCCAAGACCTAAGAAAGTAAATGTACCTAAAGGGTATGATAGTTTATGGGAAGCAACACTACATGAGACATTACTACAAGGTTGGAAACATCATTGGGATAACATAAACTATGTCGTTAAACATAAATACGAACCTGATTTTGTTAGAGTAATAAAAGGAAAAACAATTTTACTAGAAGCTAAAGGTAGATTCTGGGACTATGCAGAGTATAGTAAGTACATACATATTAGAGAAGCTTTACCTAAAGACTATGAGTTAGTCTTCTTATTTCAGAAGCCCTTCTCTCCAATGCCTCAAGCTAAGAAAAGAAAAGATGGAACAAAAAGAACTCATGCTGAATGGGCAGAGAAAAATAATTTTACATGGTATAGTGAAGAGACATTACCAGAGGAATGGAAAAGTGAATTATAAATTTAACGAAGATAAAATATTAAATGAATTAAAAGCTTACGTAGGTAATACGTATGACCAACACTATGCTAATGGTAAGTATCAAGCAACAGATATGATAATTGATTCCGGATATGGAGAAGGAT